GCGATGGTTTCCGCCAGTTTGATCCGGTGGATATCCATCAGCGGGCCCTCCTTGGCCGGCGAAAAGGGCAGAAACCGGCGGATCTTGGTGACAATCCCCTTGATCGCCTCCACCGGCTTCATCGCGGCGGACTTGATACCCTCCCAGATCGCCGTGGCGATGTTCTTCCCGGCGTCCCGGAACTTCCCCGCCATCCCGGCAATGAAGCTCCAAAGGCCGCCGAAGAAGCCCCGGATCCGGCCCCAGTTCTTCCAGAGCAGGATGGCGCCGGCCGCGACCGCCACGATCCCGATGGTGATCATGCCCCACGGGGTCATGGCCCAGGCGGCGGCCTGGGCAGCCAGGGCCTTCACGGTGCCCCAGGTGGCAAGGCTGAAGGCCTTGAATCCGCCCGCAGCCTTGGAAATCAGGCCTCCCCCGCCCGTCAGCCAGGCGGGAAACTTGGTCTGGGCAAAAACGCCGATCCCCTCGCGCAAGGAACTGGCGTTCTTCACGCAGTAGCCGAAATCCTTCCCGAGGCCGATGACGCCTTTGGCGGCCGTCCCGGCCACGCCCCCGATCACCTTGAAGGTCTGGATGGACTCGGCCCCGGCCGTGAGGATCTTCCCGAAGCCCCAGAGGGCACCGCCGGAGGCCACCGCCAGGAGCCCCAGGCCGCCCACGGTTCCGGCCAGGGCACCCACGAGCTTGGGGTGCTTGTCCACGAAGGACTGCATCACCCCCAGGATATCGTTCAGCTTGCCCAGCGCCGGCAGGAGCATCGGCGCCACCTTTTCCCCGATGGTGGCCAGGAAGTTGGTGAAACTGCCGGTGGCGGCATGGGTGGCGGCCCCGAGGGTCCCGGTGATCCGCCCCAGGCGGACCTCGATGGATTCCTGCTGCAGCATCCCCCGGGTCATGTCCCGGAGCTTCGAGGAGTCCAGCAGAGCCATCTTGCTGCCCTCGCTCCCGAACAGGGCCTTGCCCAGCATGAGCCGCTTCTCCTCGCTGATCCCTTTCAGCTTGTCGAACTGATCGGCAAAATTCTCCATGCCAAGGAACTTCCCGTCCTTGTCGAAGAAGTTCAGCTTGACCCCCGAGGCCTTCATCGCCTCCTCGGCCTCCTTCATGATCTCGCCCCGCCCGGACTTGAGCCGGGCCGCCATGGTGGCCATGTGCTCGAAGGCCCCCTGGAAGGTGGTGCCGATCTGGGAGCCCTCCACGTTGGACTGGCGCAGGGCGCCCATCATGGCCAGGACGGTTTTGGAGTTCCCCATGCCCTCCACGCCCAGCTGCTTGAGCGAGGACCCCATGTATTTCATGGATTCCTTGATTTCCGGAAGCTTGAGCCCGGCGGCATAGCTCACCCGCTGGATGGCATCGGCGAAAGCCATGGAATCCTTGCCGGCCACCCCCATGCCCCGCGCCATCTGCACAAACGCCTCGCCGGCCTCCGCCGGGTCCAGCTTGAACATCACCTGGAGGGCGGACGCACCCTTGAAGGCGCCGTCCGCCATGGTCTTGGAGTCCATGCCCATCTGCTTCATGCCGGCGGCCAGGTTGATGAAGTCCGCCGTGGTGCCGGGATAGATGTTCCCGGCCTCCACCGCCAGCTTGTTGATCTTGTCCCAGTTCTCGTCCATGCCGCTGACCGTGCCCATGCTGTTCTTCAGCTGGACCTGGGCGGCCTCCAGATCGTTGAAGGCCCCGAGGGTCGAACCCACGCCCGCCATGGCGCCGGCACCGACCATGGCGAGGTTCCGCCCGGCCGCTTGGTATTTCTCCCCCAATTGGGCGGCCTGCTCCAGCTCCTTGGAAAAGCCCTTCATCGCCCCGGTGGCCTTCCCCATCGGCTGGGTCAGCTGGTCCAGCAGCGCCAGCTTTACAAAGAGTGACAAATCAGCCATTGGGATTATCCTTCTGGTTGGAGTGATCTGCTGTGGCCATCATGCTGGCGTGCGCAATCGGAATCATCATCGTGACGGGGATCGTCGGTGTGCTCGTTCTGCCCTTCTGCGCCGCCTGGGGATTCGCCCAGGGGTTCAGGGAGGCATTCCGCAAGCCCCGCCGCTAGTCCGCTGCCGCCTTGTTTTCCTCCTCGGCCATGGCCTGGGCGACTTCCATCCAACCGGTGAAGTCGCCCAGGTCCATCTCAAGAAGTTCCGCAGGGCTCCAGTGAGCCCATCGGGCTAGGCTCAGGACTGCGCGACGGGGGTCAGGAAAAAACTGGGGTCATCCCGTTTATCGATGACCGCGTTCATGTCCTCCTCATCCCAGTCCAGGATGTCCTCGAACAGGATGGGGGACCCGTCCGCCTTGGTGGTGGTCAGAGAGACCCGGGCCGCCATGAGCTTGACCGGGCTCTTGATCGCGTCCGGGCCCACCAGCTGGAAGGCGTGGTCATTGTCCCGGACCTTCAGGCGGCGATTCGAGATCGCCACCTCCAGGCCGGAAACAGGGAGGGTGAAGTTTTTGACGGTGGGTTCCATTAGTCGATCCCCAGGTTGGAGCGGAACTGGGCCAGGAGATCCTCGCCGTTCACGCGGTGGATGTGGTTGTCAACGTCGATGGCCTGGATCTCCACGCCATTGACCCTCAGGCAGAAGTAGTGCACTTCGATCTTGTATTCGGGCTTGGCGTAGTCCTGGGCCTGGAGTGTTCCAACCTTGTTGTTGGAACACCAGCCCACCAGATCCATGGACACGGGCACGTCCTGGGCCATACCACCCGCGTAGGTCTTGAGATTCGCCCGGACCTGCAGCATGAGTTCCGTGTCCGGGTTGCTGGCCACTCCGTGGAAGTTCTCGTAGAACCCATCGGCCTTGAGGGTGCATTCCATGGCCTCCAGGGGGCCTGAGATGCGCCGGGTGCCGATCATGTCCCCGGCCTTGTGCTCCTGGGCCTTGTGCTTGACCTCCGGCACCGAGACCTCGGAGAACTGCCCGACATAGGACACGCCGGCCAGGTAGACGTTGCAGTGGGTGAGTTTTTGAATCTGCATGGCTTAACCCTTCAGGAGCGAACGGTAGAGGTTGACGTCGATGTAGGATTCCCAGGTCAGGCGCTCCATGGGACTGGGAGGGAGGAACTTGTAGGAAAGGACCAGGTGCCCATTGCCCAGCTCGCTGGCGCTATTCCTGGTGGCGTCGTAGAAATACTTCGAACCCTCAAGCACGGCGCCCTTTCCCTGAAGCGTCCGCATGAACGAATTACAGTCCAGCAGGATCTGGTCGATCAGGGCCTGGGTGATGGGGTGGTCCAGGTAGGCCAAGGAATACTGCTCGCCGGATTCCTCGATGATGTCGGCGGTGCGCCGGGTGCTCATGAAGGTGTCCACCGTGCTTTCAGCAGGGAACCCGCTGTTGCGGTTGCCCCAGACCCGGTAACCCATGGCGTAGCCGGTGAGGATTGTGGTGATGCCCACGGCGTTTAGCTGGTTGGCCTCGCAGTTCGGATCGTTGATGGATCCCTCGATAGGCCGCTCCATGCCGGTGATTCCCTGGAGCTGGGTATTGCTGACCGACCACCAGTATCCCTTGGCGTTATCCTTGGCGGCCTGGGCCCCCGCCACGTAGGCGCTCATGCCCTCGGTGACCGTGGCGCTGTTGGCATCCAGGGCGGTGACATGGGGATACAGGATCCCCAGCCGGGTGGAGTCGAAGTTGAGAGTGGTCCCCCGGGCCGCGATGGCCGCAGCGGGGGCGATGCCCACGGGGGCGTCGATCCAGGCGATGGCCCGGATCATCCCGCAGAGGATGATGAACGCCTCGGGGACCCCCGCCAGGGTGCAGTAGCCAGGGGCGATGAGCTGCTTGGGGGCGAAGCCATAGAGGGCCCGGCAGTCTCGGAATGCCTGCATGCCCGTGCGGGCTCCGGCCTCCGTGGTGGTGCCGATGATATCGCCTGCCACCACCTTGGTCACGTCCGGGGTGGCTTCGGTGAGATGGACGGTGGGGTCGAACACGTTGACCACCACCACCATGCCGGCCCCCTGGTTGAAGATCGCCCGCAGGGCCGCGGGAATGCTGAACCCGGCGGTCTCCTTGCCGAAGTAGGCCGCTGCCTGGGCCTGGTTGTAGATCACCACCGGCGTGTTCACGGTCTTTTTCGTGGCGTCGGTGAGGGTGTGGATCGGGGCGGTACCGACCAAGCCGATGATGGCGGATTTCACCGTCTGGACGGCGACGGGACCCGAGAGGGATTCCACGGTTTCAACCCCGTGGAGGAAGCTTGCGGTCATGAGGTTGTCTCCCTGAAATCAACGATTTGGAGGTTGGCACCATAGGGATTCGGCTCCAGCGGCTCCGCGCCCTGGGTGGTGCTGTCTTCGTAGAAACGCACGGTGTAGTCGCAGGCGGCGGCGCAGTAACACTTGTCCCGATCCAGGGCGTCGTATTGCACCTCGCCCTCCTTTACGTGGAAGGCGGTCCCATCCAGGAACGGCTCCCGTAGCATCACGGCCTGGATCAGCGAGATCATCGGATCGAGGACCGCGTCAACCTCTTTTCCGATGGCGCGGGCCTCGATCCGGAGATCCATGTCGTATTCCCGCATCCCCCAGGGCTGGCCCTCGTCCGTGCATTTCACACTGGTGACGTAGGGGACATAGGCCGGGAGCTTGTCCTGCTCGATGGGGCGCATGGCGTATCGATGGACATGACCCTGGCCGGCTTCCGCCTGGAGCAACTCCACCACCTTGGAAACGATGACGCCCCGCTGGCTCATCAGGCCTCCGCCAGGAAATACCGGGTGAGTTCCCCGTCGCTCTCCCGGAGGAGATCCCGGACCACCCGGGCCATGCCGTTGACCGTGATCGGGTCATCGATATGCAGGCCGTCCACCGTCTCCAGTAGGACCGAGGGGGACCCCACCAATTCGGGCGCGTAGCTCTTCTCGGTGATGGTCTCGGCCTTGGTGGCGTAGGTGAAGAGCCCCCGCGTGGTGTCCGAACCGACCACCACGGGGACGCCCTTGCGCCGGGCCAGGGTCTGGAAGCCCCGGCAGCTCACTTCTTGGCCTTCTTTTCGGATGATGGCTCATCTTCCTCCGCGGGGATGGCCTTGCCGCGCTGGATCAGGCGCTTGGCCTGGTGCGCCGGGACCTCGTGGACATCGTCCCGGAGGGCGTCCACGCCGCCCCCGAGAGCCACACCGAAGAGGAATTTGAGCTTCATGTCGGCCTCCTTAGGTCAAGATCAGCCCGGTGGCCTTGGTGAAGGCCTCGGGGTAGCGGAGGGCGACATCGCCCATCTGGAAGCTGGTGAACTCCACCAGACCCTGCTTCTTCTTGGCGTAGGGGTCCAGGATCAGTTCGAAGCCGGGACCGAACTGGCCGATGAGCACCTGGGCGAAGTCGCCGCAGACGAGGCCATGCTCGTTGGCGCCGCCCCCCAGGTTCGAGGCGAGCTGGTTGGAGGCGATGGCCCGGTAGCCGTTCAGGAGGCCTTCCTCGATCTTGCCGGTCCAGATCATGGCCGAACCCGCGGCGGCGGCCACCAGGGTCTGCATGAGCTTGCCGGCCACCCGGGGATTGGTGACATAGCCGATGGTCCCCAGGAGCGCGTTGTCGGCCGCGATCTCGGTGATCATGTCCACCAGCTTGCCGTGGGTCGGAGCCCCGCCCATGGCGACCACGTTCGCTCCGGCGGCGGTGTAGATGCCGGTGGGCTGGTTGTTCGCGCCGGTCCCGTGGATGGCGCCTTTGTCGAAGGCCAGGGCGTGGGCCTTGGCCAGATCCTCCCGGACCATCGCCTCGGCATCCTCGGAGGCGGTGTAGAGCAGCTGGCGGCTGATCGGGGTATTGGCCTGGAGGGTCTTGGGGCTGAGGGTCACCGTGCCGGTGGTGAACTCGGTGTCGGGCACATCCTCGCCGGAGTTCTCCGCCACCCAGTTGGCCGCCCCGCCCGCGGTCACCTTGGGGAACACCAGGGGGCCGGTGAGGCCGGTGATGAACCGGGCACCCAGCTTGAGGACCACGGCCATGTTCCGCAGCAGGGGGATCAGTTCCCCCTTTTCGTTGAAGATCAGTTCCTTGCCGGCCCCGACCGTGGAGGTCGTCAGCGCGCGGAGCTGCATGGGCACGATGATGCCGCCGTTGCTCTTGAAGCTGAGGGGCATCGACCGGACCAGGGTATCGGAGATCTCGTGCTCGAAGCCGCGCGTGCCCTGGCGGCCTTCGGCCTGGTCCACCAGGGAGGCCAGGGCCCGGGCGTAGGAGTAGTTCTTCAGCTCGCGCTCAGAGGCCCCCAGATCCTGGAGGGAGGGCGCCGGGGCCGGCAGGGGCTTGGACTCGAAGCGCTTGATCAGCTCCAGGCCGGCGCGGCCGAGATCCTGGGTCTGGCTCAGAATCTCCTCGGCGGCGCGGCGGCCATCGGCGCCGAAGGCCTTCTCGGCGCTGACGAGGAACCCGCGGATCTCGGGGGAGATCAGGTTCCGCACTTCCGGCTCCGGGATAGGGGTGGGGGTGGCGGCCACCGGAGCGGCCTGGGGAGTGTTGGGTTCCGGCATGTTCCGGTCCTCCAAGTGGCCGGCCGGAGTGGCCGGAAGGGTTGCAGAGCGGCCCGCCCCCACGGAAATGTCCGCGGGGATGCTGGCAGAGGTGATCTCGAAGGGCATCCAGCTGGTGATGGTGACCACGTCCGGGGCGTTGCCCTGGCCCTTCTGGGTGGTCTCCGCCAGGCGGAGGTAGCCCACGCTGATGTCCGGGCGGATGCCGTCCAGCATGTCCTGGCGCACCTGCTGGGCCTCGGGGCTGGAGCTGAACCGGACCGTCCCGCGGCCCTTCCGGTCCGTGCCGACCCGGATGTTCTCCACCCGGCCCAGGAGATTGTCCGGATCGTGGTTCAGCAGGAAGGGCAGGCCCAGGGCCGCCCGGGTCATGTCCATGGCGCCGGGCTCATGGCACAGGATTTCGATACCGAACCAGCGCTCCACCTGATCCGTCTCGGAGCTGAAGCTGATCTCGATGGTGCCGTCCTCGTTGACGGCTTCCCGGGTGAACCGCAGGGTCCGGGTGTCCTGCCCCAGAATCTCAAGCGTCGGCATTGGGGTCCTCCTCCTTGGGTTCAGGCGCAGGGGTGGAAGCCTGCAGCGGCAGGGTGAGATCCACCCCCACGGACTCCGCGAACTTGTCCTCGTCCGCCAGCTCCTGCATCACGTCCCGGAACACCAGGCCCTTCTGGGCCAGGATCCGGGTGCGGGTCTCGATCTTCGCGCCCAGGGCCTTGATGGCCGCGTCCACGTCCTTGCTGGGGTCGATCCAATCCCAGCCGCGGGCTGCCCAGCCGGGCTTGGGATCGGCCGCCCATGCCACCCTCCCCGCCAGGCGGGCCAGGGGCAGCCAGTCAGCAAAGAGGGGCACCAGGAAGGCCTGGATCAGCCAAACCTGGAGGATGCGGTAATTGTCTCGCTCGTCCAGGAGCCCGCCGCGCTGGGATCCGTAATTGGCGTCCCCGCGGTCATTGGCCAGGGAGGCATGGGCCACGTTCAGGCCGGAGGCCACCAGGCGCAGCATGGAGCGGCTGAAGGTGTCGAAGGCCGTGTTCGGGTGCTTCACGTCCGGGACGTTGACATGGGTGCCCGGGGTGAGCCCCACGTAGGTGATGGGCCCGATCTCCAGATCCTGGGGGGTGATGCGCTCGTCTCCGTTCACCTGGTCCAGATCGGACTCGATGAACCCGGCCCGGCTGGCCTCATGGGCGGCTGCGGCCACCTCGGCCTCCCAGTAGCGGCCCAGGAGGTTCAGGGTCAGCATCACGGGCGCGGCCCAGGGCACCCCGCGGGATTGCCGGGAGGCCTGGGGGCGGAACAGGTGGAAGATCTGGCTTGCGGGAACCCGCTCGCGCTTGCGCTCCCCCGGAGTGTCCGGGTGCTGGGTCCACAGGTGGTAGGCCACCGGCCGCCCCCACGGGTCCTGCTCCACGCCCATGACGATGTGCTGGGTGAAATCATTCAGGGTGTGGTCCAGGCGATCCGGGTCCACCGGCTCCAGGGCGATTCCGCAGCGCCACTTGGAGCCGTAGACCTTGCGGAAAAGCACTTCGCCGTCCTGGCCGGCCTGGCCGATGGTGCTCCAGAGCAGATCCAGCAGGCTCCGGCCATCCGTGGTGCATTCCTGGCCCCACCAGTCCCAAGCGTCCTCAACGGCGGAGTTCTTCCGCTCCAGCGGGGTGCCGCCCTTGGTCCGGATGTCGCATTGGAGCTGGATGCCGGTATGCCCCACCACGTTGGTCTGGAGTAGCTTGATGTAGCGGGCCATGATGGGGTTGTTCTTGACCAGATGGCGGGAATGGGTCCGGAGACGCTGGATGTCCCGCTTGATCTCTTGGTCCTCGGCCTTGAGTTGGGCGCTCCACATGGCCAGCCGGTCCTGGCGGGCCGCCACCCATCCGCCATAGCCGAAGCTTCTCTGGCCCCGGGGCAGATCCGGGGGCAAAGGTAACGGCTGGGGCTTGTACCGGAAGGCGTCCAGGAGGCTCACTCGAACCTCCCCAGGAATCCAGTCAGGTCCCCCTGGAGATCGCCGGGATCGGCCATGATCCCCAGCCCGCTCTGGAACCGTACCGGGACTTTCGTGAAGGGCGAACCGCCCCGGGCCACCCGGATGCGGGTGCGATAGACCCCGATCATCTTCTGGACCTTCTCCGGATCCTTGAAGGTGATCTTGCGGTGGTCGATCTCGACTTCGGCCTCATCGTCCTGGGCCAGGCGCAACAGGGCGGCCTCCAGGGCCTCCAGGATCAGCTCATCCTTGGTGATGGACGCCACCCCGGGCCGCACCCGAAGGGTTCCGGAACCGATGATGTGGTTCAGGGTGCCCTTGCTGGCCCAGAGCTGCCAGGGGGTGATGCCCAGGAGGGTGGTCGAATCGTCGCCCGAGAGGTCCACCTGGAAGGCGTCCACATTCGCCACCCCTGCCACCACTACCCGGGTGGTTCCGGGGCCCTGGATGGTCCATTTCAGGGCCCACCCCGCAGATGCCGGGTAGCGATCGAAAGCCAAGCTCAGGCTCAGGCTCTCGCCTGCCGTGAGGGTTTTGGGGATGGCATCGGACATGCTCCCAGGCTCAGGCCCAGGGTTTTACCGGTCCAAGAAACCGCGTCAGTTTGAAGCGGCCGAGTCCGAATGGGCCGAGTGGCTTTGCCAGTTCTGGGTGTAGATCCGCGCCAAACCGGCGTCATGGAGGACCAGGAGGTTTTCCGCGTTGTGTTCCTCGGCTGCCTTGGTGAAATTGAACGAGCCGGTGATGACGGTCTCCCCGTCAATGACCATGACCTTGTTGTGGGCGATAGAGTGGGCCCGGTCCACGAATACCGGGACGCCCGCGTGCTCGAGGTAGGTCAGACCGCTGTATCGCTCCGTTTCCTGGCTCTTGTCGAGGATAACCCGCACGTCAACGCCACGGTCGTGGGCGGCTTTGAGGGCTCCGGCGATCGGGGCGCTGGTAAACGAGTAGGCCTGAACCAGCACGGTCTTCTGGGCGCTGGTGATGGCGGCCACAACTGCCTCGGTGCAGCCCCCGCGGGGTGAAAAATAAACCTGGGCCGGGACATCATGCAACAACAGGTCTGAAGGCCAGGTTGGGACAGTCAGGGCCAGGGCCAAAATCCATGGTTTCATGCCATCTCCTGCGATTTTTGATTTTGGCACATCAGTCATGAGCTAGACCTAAAATATGTTGTAATAGTGATAATCAGGAGACGAGATGGCTTGGAGCTGGGAAGCGTTAATCTCTGGGGCTATATCCGGTGGTGCAATTGGTGGGTTTGCCTCATTGGTAGCTCCTTGGTCCACCTGGGGCGTGGAAAAGAAACGCCTGCTAAATGAATCAAGGACAGCAAGAATTAAACGATGGCGCGAGTCAATCGGGTGGTGCAGCATTCACGCCAGAAACGATGAGATTTCGTTTCGAGCTAAACTTCGCGAATCGGATTGGTATTTTGACCTAAAGCCATACCTTCAAGCAAAGTTAATGCAGGAAATCGAGACGGAGTGGCCAGACGGTGATGTCACGAATGAGGATGAACTTAGAGGGCTAATCCTTGCTGATAT